TAGCTTGTTGAGCGATCTCCCATCTGTCAGTTCTGATGTTATAAGCCGGTAATACTCCGTCATCTCTGTTTGTGTAGATGATTGGTGCTCCGTCTGTGATTGGCTCATTGTTTTCTGTGATCCGTTTGACTTTTGTTTCAATAGATTCTCCGACTTGGTATTCGTAATTAGTTTTTATTGGTTTTGGAAAGAATGTTGGTTTGATCATAGTTGTAAATTTTAAATATTAGGAATAACTTTTGCTGACATGACGCGTCGTGGTTTTATATCAAACCCGATTTGAATCCAGAAATTTTGTGCTGTTAAGTCTGTGTCTGCAAAGATATTGTTGTATAGGTGTGGTTGCACGTAGGTTGTATAAGAGTCTATTTCTCCAAACACTCGGTTTAGACACATCCACCCCTCATTTTCGATAAGAGCAAAGTTTCCATATGTTCTATTAATGTTTGTCATATACTCTATCCACGCCGGTTGTTTCCCGATTGATTTTTCGAGGTTGCTTATTTGATCTACATTGGCGTTTATGTTTCTGTAAAGTCTGTCTTGGAACCCTATTCCGTCGAGTTGAGGCTTGTGAATGTCGTCCATTGTGTTTAGGTATATATCCCAGTCATTACCTTGAAAGTAGTCTACTCGTGGAGTGAGAGATGTAATACAGAATAAGTATCCTGGTTCGTCGGCTTTGAATACGATATTTCCCCCTTTGTGATTTGTTGCTATACCTCTACCGGCTAATGTACCTAGTGGTTGGTTTTCTGTACCGCTATTGTTGATTACTTCTTGGAATTCTATTTCGAGAGAGCTTCCTCCTAAGTAAACGGGAGTTTCAATATGGTTGAGGCCTCCGCTTGTGTATACTGTTTGGATCCACGCGTTGTAACTTCCATCACTTACGGCTATCCTGTTAAGCATGGTATACACTTTTTTCGCGAGGTTGAGCGTGTCGAGTGTAAAGCTTCCTTCGCTGGTATCGATCGCGGTGATTGAGTTAATTCCGTTTTCTCCTTCAATCCATTCAGTATTTACCCAGTTTGTGTTTATATCGCTTTGATAGGTTTTTAGTACGAGCCCCACCATTGGAAAAGCTGAGGCTGGAATGTTGTTTTTTGTCCCTTTTGCATTAGGATCTACAAGGGTTTTTGTAATTGCTGTTATAAATGGACTATTTGCTTCCCATGCTGTCCTGCCGGCTGCGAGTATAGATTCTCTCATGTCATCAATTTCGGAGAGATCGTATTTGGCATAGTTGCTTCCGAAGAATTGCATTTCTACGCTTCCTATTGTGAAAAAGGAGTGTACTATGGTTTCTTGGGTACCTTGTCCTGCCGTTGATTGTGCCTCATTTAGAATATACAGAGCTGTATTTGATCCTGTTGAGGAGCTGGCTTTTGTTATTACGCCTGTATCTATAAGACTTTGCAGCGAACCTTGTATTCTGTATAATCGTTTGCTATCAAAATTTGCGTCTTTTATCAGCAACATGATACTATCTTCGTTTATCGGTTGATTTGTTTGTATTGTAAATCCTATGTAATACTCCGTACCAGCTGGGTTTTTGTATTTGAGGGAAGGCGGATTTTGCTCTATTTTTTTAATTTCTGAATATTTGGCAGAAACTTTGGAGTAAAGTCCGAAATAAAAGGTATTTGTTGAAGTTCCTGAATTAGTACTATATATAAAGTTTCCGTCGGCAACTATTTGATAAAATGACTTTTCTTGCTTGTTTGCATAATAGTTTTTGAAAATATCGTAATACATTAATATTGGCAATACCTGTATTGAGCCTCTATCTTGATCCGAGTTTTCATTTCTAAGTCTTTTATATCCCAAATAGCTGAGTAATGAAGACGGATGTATCTCTTTTTTCAAAGTATTGGCACTGCCATCTAAATATTCGTCGACCCAGTTTGATGTTGTTAGTCTTACGTAGGGAAATTTTACTTGTTTCATGTCTAGTCCTATGTTTAATGCGTTATTGTGTAACATTGCATTATATAGACGAATAGGACAGAAAAAGAAATCGTTTTGTTGTTTGAAACTTCCGAATAAAGGTCCGATAGTAGGGTGAGTTAATGTGTGACATCTGGTTTGGATAGGGAAAGTGTCACCAGGTTGCATAAATAACTTTAATGTTGGTATTAAAGTTCCTACGGCCGCCGTTGTTCTTACGACTGTACTTAAATCGTGTGTACTGCGGTTGTAATTATTCAACCGTGTCATCATTTTTTTACCACCGCCGAGGGTGTTTTTTCCGATACTTACTTTCATTGTTATTGATTTTTATAAAGGTTGTTTAATTTTTGGCACATTGCTCCGATAATAGATAAGTCCAGATTGGTAAGCCTGAAATTTTCTTTGAGATATTGTTCCGCTTCTTCTTGCTTGTCAAATACGAGTGGTGACACTACATATTCTCCTACGGCAAAGGTGAATTTGTCTTCTTCATTTTCTTTAAAGGCTCTTACTTTGACGACATCTTGGCTGGTTGCCCATTCTAATGATTCTTCAAAATTCATGATTAAATGTTTTTAATTGCTTCAATTTTTGTTAATATAATTCTGCTTTTACGTAATTCATCTTCAAGTCGTTCTGCTTCTTTAAATAAACAGCAATTCATAACGACGCGGAAACCTTTTAAGCAATTTCCTGTGTCGTAATCAAAACCCTCCCACATAAGGCAATATACGCCCTCGCTGAATGATTCGAATGGTATCTTGGCGCTCTTTACCCATTCTTTCTTACGGAATTTCCCGTACTTCGTTATAGTTGGAATCATTGTGATGTGTAATTGAATCATTTTGACATTTGTTATTTACGTTTACTGTATTTCCTGATATTCGCCAGGTACTGCCACAGCCTTCAAATACATAGGATATTGCCAATAATATAGCTGCTCCTATGACACCTGCTACTGTTTTCCAGTTCTCTTTTAAAAATTGCTTAATTTCTTCTTTCATACTTTTAATAAATTTTAATTAAATCAGTTCTAAGGGTATCATCATATTCTTCTATTTCTTTTATTGCAAATATAGCGTCTTTTTTTGAATAAAAAGAAACGTATTCTACTTTTGAAGGTCTATCGATAGACCAAACTGCTAATTCCCACTTGTGGTCTGATTCCTTGGTTTTTAATATGCTTATTATGTTGTGAGGACAGACTCTTCTGTTTCCTAATGCTTGTGCTGTTTCTATGGCTTCGTTTTCATTTTCGAATTCTCTTGAAAAGAGGCAATCGTTTTCAATGTTCCATGTTAGTAATTTGAATTTTGTTTTCATGACCTTGTGTTTTTTTTGTTACAGTACAAAGATGATGGAAAAATCTCCTTTTTCCTAATAAAAATCCCATTTTAACATATACTAATACCATCTTTAACATTCGCTGATAGTATTGCGCGCAAGCCTGCAAGGCTTACAGCGAGTAGGCTCCGCCGTAGCGAGCGTACTAACGGAGCGAAGCGACCAAGGAAACGAAGTTTCCGCCTTAAACATTAAAAAAAATACGGTCTGATTGTTGTCTGATAGTATTTCATGCTATCTCAACTTCACCCAAAGCGTCATAGTACTGTTTGGTTGTGCACCTTCTCACTCTTTCGAACGTCCATTTGTTGGATTTGATGTATTCTTCTATAAGATTACTCCATTCCTGTCTTTTTTCCTGCATAGGAAATTCGGCCTGTAACGGCAACTCTGTTAGAATTTCCGTACCGAATTTTTCGGCTTGTTTCCGAGCTTCCGCGATAGCTCGTCGTTGTTTCTCTTCTGCTCTTCTTACCTTCATGGCATTCCATGCGACAGGATCGTCACCCATTACTTCTCGTCCGTATTTTTGCCAATATGACCTAAGGTTATCAATAGTTCTCCAGTCATCGGCTTTTACTTTTTCTCCGTATATCCACAGTATTCCCCTGTTTAGGTTGTTTTTCCACATTGTTTCTCTTTCTTTCTCGGTAAATATTTTATTCTTATAGTATTTTGGCATAGCCATTTTTGTACCGTTACGAAAGGTATAGGAAGCTACGTTGATATTTTTATAATTTTGCTTTTGCCATAGATAGTCTAGACGATCCATATATCCGGCTCCGAGTCCTGCGCTGGCTAATACGATTTGTTTGAATGTAGGGTGTTTGGTATCTACTTTTAACATGTATTTTGTCATGTAATTGACACTTCTGCTATTGCAGTATCCCCCTATAAATACAAACCCGTATTTCCAATGTTTCCTGATTAATTCCGCACTTTTTTGGCCGAAGAATATACCGTGCAAATGTATTCTGTCTTTTTTCTCTCCTAATTCTGTAACGCACCAATGTTTTATACTCTTTCCGGTATCTTTTCTTACCCGTTCTAGAAATAATCTTAAAGCTTTTGTTGCAATTTCGTTTGGGTTTTCTTCCCATTTTAAATTGGTGATTGATTCTATTTCTTTGATTTTTTCTGGATTTATTGTCAATGTAGTGAAATACCCAAAGTTCGTACGTAGTTCCTCTTCTAGCCTTACTCTCCATTCTCGCTGTTTTTCTTTTCTACACTCAATACAACACCCGCATTTTACAGGTATGAAGAGAAGCCTCTTGTCTTTGCAGACAGGAGGTTTCCCTTTGTTTTTTTTATTAGGTTTATACTTTGGATTTTTAATAAAAGTAGGATACAGGCACATATTAATAAGATTCTGTGTATGTTTCTGTTGTTGTGGTTTTGCCTTGTCTGGTCGATTTGGTTTTTACACTGCTTTTCTTTCTACGTCCTTTATATAGCATGTCCACGATATTGTCTCCGAACTCTAACCCTATGCCAATTCTTTCATTAAAGGTTTGTTCTTCCCAACGTTCGATCATACCTTCTACTTGCTTGCGATAGGTTTCTTTGTCCCAGTTGTGTTTGTCGGCAAGAGCATTTAATTCTTCGATATAAGCTTGTAATTGGTCAATTTGTTTTTCATTTACCTTTTTTTCGCTTACGTATTTTGCTGCTAGGGCAATTGCTACCGCATTGTTATAGCTTACTGCGTCAACCCTGTCTTCATAGGTCTCTTTCAAATATTGGTTTTGAATTTTTTCGTTCTCTCTTCTCCAATATTCAGTATTAGCTTCTTCGCTATATTTTGTTGCTAATGCAAACGCTGTGGATACTTGTGCTCTTGTCAAAGCTTCTTTCATTTCATTAAGGCTTTGTAAGGTGTCCTCGGTTTTCTCTTTGGCTTCTGTTAGACTGGTTAAAGCTTCTTTATAATTGCCTTCTTTCAACATAAGATCAATTTTTGCTCCTATCTCTTCGATCCGCTTCCACGCTTCGGCAGTATCCACACCTCCGATTTTTTTGGCTTCTTCTTTTGTCTTGTTAGCTTGTGCTTCGGTTAAAGATATTTGTGCGTCGGTCATTCTTCTCTGTTGTTCGATTTGTTGTGCTTGTAGTGCCATTCCTACTGGATTTCCTTGCGGCTGTTCTGGCGTTGCTTGATGTGCTCCTCCGCTCGCCCCCATTCCTCCGGCTCCACTCTGTCCATACATCAATCCGATATTCAATCCTGCATTTTTTAAGTGCTGTACTTGATTTTCTGTATTGGTGTAATCCCAATAATCTTTGGCATATTGTTGAGACTGCGCGGCTGCTTGTTGTTGATATTTATTTTGCAGAGCCATGATATTTTTGTTGTATTTCCATTGTTCTTTCATAGCTCTTTGTGGCGACCAACTTAACCCGAATGCTTGACTTAATGCATTTCCAATGAATCCTATTCCTGATCTTGCCGTCGAGGAACCTAATCCTTCTATAAATGATTTTCCGAATCCCATATTGTTCTATTTGTTTAATTTTTCGCCCTTGTGATTTTACAAGGGTTACACATATTACTAGATAATATATGCTACATGCGTACCATTTTGTGAAAAATGGAGGGAGAAGGAGTTAAACTCCTATCTCCCAGCCTTTTAGATGTGCGGTTTATCCCGCCGATTCCTGCTGCGAAGAAGTGTCTCCCACTTCTTTCGAATCGAGGGCTTTTTGTTCCTGTTGTTCTATTTGTCCGTAATTTTTAGATTTGGCAAGGTTGGCTTGATTTACCGCGTCCATAGCTTGTTGAGCGATCTCCCATCTGTCAGTTCTGATGTTATAAGCCGGTAATACACCGTCTTCTCTGTTTGTGTAAATGATCGGTGCTCCATCGGTAATTGGTTCGTTGCTTTCGGTAATTCTACGAACTTTGTTTTCAATACTTTCTCCTTCTTGGTATTCATAGTTTGTTTTTGGAGGCCTTGAATATAATTTTGGCTTATTCATAATTATAAGTTTTAAATGTTAGGAATAACTTTTGCTGACATAACGCGCCTTGGATTGGTATTAAATGCTATTTGAACCCAAAAATTTTGGGCAGTTATATCTGTATCGGCGAAGATGTTGTTGTAGAGGTGTGGAAATATGTAAGTAGTGTAGGTACTGATATCTCCAAATATTCTATTTAAACACATCCACCCTTCATTTTCAATGAGTGCGAAGTTTCCGTATGTTTTATTTACATTTGTCATGTATTCAATCCATGCAGGTTGTTTGCCGATTGATTTACTTGACATTGCGTATGGTGTATTTGCATTCACGTTTCGGTACAATCTATCTTGAAAGCCTATACCGTCAAGTTGTGGTTTATGTAAATCGTCTAGTGTCATTAAATAATTATCCCATTCGTTACCTTGAAAATAATCAACTCTTGGAGTGATAGAAGTGATACAGAATATGTATCCGGGTTCATCTGCTTTGAATACAATATTTCCCCCTTTATGATTAGTTGCCATACCTCTACCGGCTAGTGTTCCCAGTGGTTGATCTTCTGTTCCGCTGTTATTGACAACCTCTTGGAATTCGATTTCAAGAGAACTACCTCCGAGGTATAAGGGTGTTTCGATATGATTTAGCCCCCCGCTTGTGTATACGGTTTGTATCCATGCGTTATAACTTCCATCGCTTACTGCAATTCTGTTAAGCATGGTATACACTTTTTTCGCAAGACTCAATACGTATCACAAGACCCATTCATAGTTGATATTT